GTCTTTATTATTACTGAGATGAAATGGAATTGGGAGCATGCAACTCAAATGGGATTACAGGTTGAACGTATTGTAGATGAAACAACAGGTGAGTTGTTAGATTATGAAGGTAATTTTTTATATGTTGATAGAGAAAATCTTCACACAATTGAAGATGTAGCAGCATTTATATTAGATTTATTAGACGAACAGAAGAAAGGCAATCTTCCGTATGATTTGTTATTTTTATGGGATTCAATCGGTTCTGTGCCATGTGAACTTTCGGTTAAATCCAATAAAAACAATAATGAATGGAATGCGGGCGCAATGTCAACCCAATTTGGTAATAATGTAAACCAAAAAATCACTTTATCACGCAAAGAATCATCACCTTATACAAATACATTAGTATGTGTTAATAAAGTTTGGACGGCTAAAGCCGAAGTTCCTATGGGACAACCTAAACTTATGAACAAAGGTGGATTTGCAATGTGGTTTGATGCAACATTTGTTATTACATTTGGAAATGTAGCCAATGCTGGTACTAGCAAAATCAAAGCTATTAAAGATGGTAAACAAGTTGAATTTGCTAAACGCACAAACATCCAGATTGATAAAAATCACATTAATGGTGTTCAATCAAGAGGCAAAATTATTATGACGCCTCATGGTTTTATTAATGATTCTGATAAAGAAATCAAATCATACAAAGATGCACACGCCGCGGAGTGGAGTGTAATACTTGGTGGAGTAGATTTTGATATCTTCGAAGAAGAAGATACATTCGAAGCAACCAATATATTCTCTCAAGAACCAGATTAAATATGAATAAAGAACTACTAAAACTCCTCGATAATGTAATTGAGGAGGAGGATAAATTTTCCTCAAAACATAATCATGTTTTATTAATAGATGCACTAAATCTATTTTTTAGAAATTTTACAACAATGCGCTTTACAAATGCTGAAGGAGTGCATGTTGGTGGAATGGGGGGTTTTATACGTTCTTTAGGATATTTGATTGATCTGACAAAACCATCTTCTGTTTATATAGTATTCGACGGAGCAGGTTCTTCTACAAATAGAAGAAACCTGCTTCCCGAATACAAATCTGGTCGAAATTTAACGCGAATTACACACTGGGAAGTATTTGATGATGTTGATGATGAAAATGATGCTAAAGTTGGGCAAATATCGAGATTAATACATTATTTGCAATGTTTGCCGGTTAAATTATTATCAATACCTAAAGCAGAAGCTGATGATATTATAGCTTATATGTCAAAATATATGCCTGAAAAGTATGATACTAAAATAACAATAGTTTCTTCTGATAAAGATTTTTTACAGCTTGTCAATCCAAAAGTTGATGTGTATCGTCCCGTAGAAAAAGAAATATTTTCACATCATCAAGTAAAAGAAAAATTTGGATTAATGCCTGAAAATTTTATATTACGTAAAGTGCTTTTAGGTGATGCATCTGATAAAGTGCCTGGTGTGAAAGGATTAGGTGAGAAAGGATTACTAAAAAAGTTTCCTGAATTAGCTAATCAAACACTTACATTAGAAAATATTTTTGAAATAGCAGAATCAAAATATAAGCAACACGACGTATATGCTAGAATAGTTTTAGAAAGAAATAGATTAGAACAAAATTATAAAATTATGGATTTATCTAACCCATTATTAGATGATAAAGATAAAACCAATATTCAAAATGCCATTGAAAGTCCCACGCCCGAATTTCATCCCGAAGAATTTTTAGAACTTTATAATGAAGACGGACTTGGGCATATAATCAGAAATGTAGATTTTTGGTTAAGAAATTGCTTCACAAATTTAGCAAGTTATAAATAAAAATAGTTATGACCTTTAATAATTTACATAATATTTATAATAAAAAATATTATGGTAGTATATCTAACAACAAATCTAGTTAATAATAAAAAATATATAGGAAAAGATGTAAAAAATAATCCTAATTATCTGGGCTCGGGGGCATTACTTTTAGAGGATATTAAAAAATATGGCAAACAAAATTTTAAAAAAGAAATATTAGAATTTTGCCAAAATAATGATATTCTTGAAGAAAGAGAAAATTATTGGATAAATTATCACAATGCTTTACATGATAATAATTTTTATAATATAAGAGAAAACGTTAAAAATTGGTATAGTAAAGCTAGCGATGATAAAAAACAATATATAAAAAATAAAATAAGCCAAGCCAATAAAGGAAAAAAACATTCAAATGAAACTAAACAAAAAATAAGTCAAGCTAATAAAGGAAAAATTAAAGGACATTATCATACTTTTAAATCTAAATCAAAAATCAGCGAATCTAATAAAGGAAGAAAACATACTAAAGAAGAAAGAATAAAAATGTCTGAAAATAAAAAAGGGTGGAAACCAACTGAAGAGCAAAGGACAAAAATGTCCGAAAATAGAAAAGGACACCCTATGTATACAGATGCCTGGAGGCAAAAAATTAGCCAATCTCTTAAAAATACAAAAAAATCAAAAGAATTTAAAGAAAAAATAAGTGAAAGTTTAAAAGGGAATACAAATAGGAGAAAAAAAGTTATACAGTATAATATGAATGGAGAATTTATTAAAGAATGGGAGTGTGTTTTAGAAGCTGCTAGATTTTTAGGAAAAACACAAGGAGCAGGAATCACAGAAGTATGTAACGGGAGTAGAAAATCTATTTACGGTTATATTTGGAAATATAAAATTTAATTTTTACATTTAAATAAAAAATAGTTATGGCAGCATTAAGTACTTTAGATAAGTATGGAAACTTTTTTCAAATAAAGGTAATCTCATGCCTATTAACAGATAAAAAATTCTTAATTAGTATACACGATATACTATCAGATGAATACTTTTCAAATCAAGCGCATAAGTGGATTATCAAAGAAATATTAAAATATTATCAAAAATACCATTGTACAATTTCAATGGAAATACTAAAAGTTGAATTAAAGAAAATTGACAATGAAGTACTCCAAATATCTATTAAAGAACAACTTCGTGAAGCATACAAATCATCAGATGAAGATTTAGTATATGTTGAAGAAGAATTTTCAAATTTTTGTAAAAATCAACAACTTAAAAAAGCATTACTTACTAGTGTTGATTATTTAAACTTAGGAGACTATGACTCAATACGCTCATTAATTGATAATGCCCTAAAAGCAGGACAAGATAAAAACGTAGGGCATGAATATAATAAAGATGTTGAATCTCGCTATAGAGACGATCACAGAATTGTTGTACCTACTCCTTGGGACCATTTTAATAACATACTGCAAGGAGGAATTGGTAATGGTGATTTTGGATTAATATTTGGTAATCCCGGTGGTGGTAAATCTTGGACTCTAATCGCTTTAGGTGGCTATGCAGTAAGTATGGGATTTAACGTTATTCACTATACATTAGAATTAGGTGAAGATTATGTTGGTAGAAGATATGATGCCTTTTTTACTCAAATCCCTGTTAATCGTATAGCAGAATCACCACATCGTTCTCAAGTTGAGCAAGCAGTATCAAATTTATCAGGACAATTAATTATAAAAGAATATTCACCTGGTAAAGCATCTATTTCTACTATCGAATCTCATATTAAAAAATGTATAGATCAAGAATTTAAACCTGACTTAATTATTATCGACTATGTAGATCTTCTTCGTTCTAAAAAGACAAATCGTGAACGTAAAGATGAAATTGATGATATTTATGTTAGTACTAAAGGATTAGCTCGTGAATTAAATTTACCTATATGGTCAGTTTCACAAGTTAATCGTGCAGGTGCAAAAGATGATATTATTGAGGGTGATAAAGCGGCGGGATCATATGATAAGATTATGATTACCGATGTGGCTATATCACTCTCTCGTAAACGTCAAGATAAAGTAAATGGAACTGGTAGATTTCACATTATGAAAAATAGATATGGTATAGATGGTATGACGTTTGGAGCAAGAATAGATACTTCTACTGGCCATTTTGAAATTACAGGTGATTTAGGAGATGAAGAACCAGAAGCACAATCAGCACCACCTTCTAAAAATACTAATTTTGACGAATTAGATAGACAAATGTTAGCAAGTAAATTTTTTAACCTAAGTGTATGATAACTGAACCAAGACTATTTTACAAACCTTTTGAATACCAAACAGCGTTTGAATATTATAAAAACCAACATCGTGCCCATTGGTTAGCTGACGAGGTACCTTTAGCATCTGATTTAAACGATTGGAAACTTAAACTAAATGAATCTGAAAAAAATCTTATAGGTAATATCTTAAAATCATTTGCTCAAACTGAAGTTCATGTAAATGATTATTGGTCAACCAAAGTATCTATTTGGTTTCCAAAACCTGAAATACAAGCTATGTCTCGTGCATTTGCTGATTTTGAAAGCATACACGCTGAAGCCTATGCTCGTTTAAATGAAGAACTTGGTCTAGACAACTTTGCAGCATTTTTAGAAGATGAAGTATCAAAAGCTAAAATTGAAAGGCTAATCGAAGTACCTGGTGAGACATTAGAAGAAAGAGCATTATCACTAGCCATATTCTCAGCCTTCACAGAAGGTGTAAATTTGTTTTCATCGTTTGCTGTATTAATGTCATTTCAGCTTCGCAATTTAATGAAGGGTACCGGTCAGATTGTAGAGTGGTCGGTAAGAGATGAATCGTTGCATTCACAAGCAGGCTGTTGGTTATTTAGAACATTACTTCAAGAACAACCACATTTAGATACACACGAATTAAGAGATAAGGTTATTGAGGCTTGCCATCTATCAGTACAACTTGAATTTGACTTTATTGATAAGGCTTTTGAAATGGGCAATATTGAAGGCTTAACCAAAGAACAACTTAAAAACTTTATTAAAGCAAGAGCAAACGATAAGATGGTTGAACTTGGATATAAGGCAATTTATAAC